CGGTAGGCACCGAGGCGTTCTGGATGGCGGCATAGACCGTCATGCCGTGCAGCACCGAACCGCCCTCCGAGTTGATGAGCACCCGGATGAGGGACGGACGCACGATGTTCTCCAAAAAGTCGAACGCCTCGCTGAAACGCCCCGCGCTCTCTTCCGTAATGCGGCCGAAGAAGCGGATGGAGGCCGGACGCCCTGCGCCCGACTGACAGACGATATGTTCAAAAGTTTCCGTGTTCATCTTTTCCTTTGGGTAAGAATAGCTTCGCTCGCATAAAATGGTTTATAATCCGTCTCCGGAGCCATCCGGAACATCCCCGGCAGGCTTTTCCTCTTCGGGTTCTTTTTCATCCTCCTCCGGCAGGTCCGGCACATCGACCGAGGGCTGGAATCCCGTAACCTTTTCGTAAACCGGTTCGGCATGGTGCCCGTGTCCCGCCGTGTCGTGCTGCGGCGCATCGGCATGTTGCGTGAAAGGCGGCATGACCAAGTAGCGCTCGACCCAGTTGCGGTACTTCCATGCTGACGATTCCCGGAACCAGACCTCGTAATCCACCCAGTACGCCTGCAACATATTGGTGGTAACAGGCATGTCGAAGTAAAGGAGGTTGCAGCGTTCCGTGAGTGCCGGTTCATGGCTTTTGGCATCCTGAATGGCGACGTTCAACCGTTGGAAAACGATGAACGGGTCGCATTCCCGTTCCGGGTCGGTATGGTTGAGCGTATTGAGGATGAAGCGGATGCGCATGGTGGCGCGGCCCTCGCCGATACGTTGCTGCTGCACGAGGTAGCGCACGTTCACGAAGCGGATGAAGATGGCCGGGAAGGCGATTTCCATTTCCAGGTTCTCGCTGCGCACGATACGGGAAAACTGTCCCGTGTCAATCATGATTGTTCTGAAGAACGATGGACTTTGCGGGTCCTCCGGATTCTCCCTGAGCGTGAGGATGGCCCGCCGGACGGCCTGATACATGTTCACGAACGGATTCTCCGAGACCGATTCCGGCACGGCGACCGCAGGTCGTTCCGCTTCCGGAGCGGAACCGTTTACGGGTGGATTATGTGGTTTCTTGTCTCTGATCATGGGTTCGGAAAGGGAAATCCCCGGAACAAGATGGGGATAAACAGTTGATTGACGGTATGGTTCAGTTTCGGGCTAATGCCGATAAACTGCCGGTGCTCGGGTCGCCGACGGCTGTACTGATTGACGGTATAGAGCCCCAAAGCCGGGTCGGTGTTGTGCACGGCTGCGTAACTTTGGGAAGCGCCGCGCTTCCCATGCTGGTGATAATTGCTTGCCTTGGTCCAGATGGCATAACGAGCCCCACGGCGGAAAATCTTTTTCCGTTCGCCATACGCACGCTGGGTAAGGTTGGTGCGGTCCATGCGCTCCGCCTCCCCGAAAATAGAGCGGGACAAATTACCGGTATCGTTCATTACGGGATGCGTGAAACGGCGTCCCCAGCGGGATTTACGCTCCGGCCACAGCTTGCCGCTGCCATACAATCCGCCTTCGGCAAAGCTGGTGCGGAAACGGCTCTTGGAGTATTCGCCGGCCATTGTCACGAAGTCGTGGGTGTTGAACTCCATCTTGTTGGGCAGATAACGGCCGTTGCCTTTCGGAGCCCACTGCTCGCAGAATTGTTCAAGGGTGATTCTCATGGCTACGGGTTGGTGTCGGTTTGTTTCACGCCTCGGGGATGACCGTAACGTTTGTAGTATTCCTCGTCCGACATGATGCCACGGTCCGACGAGCTACCGCCGGGCACAGCACCGCCTCCGCAGCCCATGCCGGGTATCACGTTGAGCTGCTTGCCTACGATGATGCCGAACTCTTTCTCGATTTCGTCCGCCGCCACCTCGTACTTGTCCGTGATGAGCGAGTAGAGCTTGATGCGGTCTTCGTTATTCATGTCGATGCGGTTGGAATACTTGAATTCCAACCCGGCAGGGATATAGCCCATCGCCACAAGACGGGGGACAATCTGCTCGTTCATCACGTTCTCGATGTAGCGGCGGTACACCTCGATGCGGTCGCGGAAGATGTCCTGATGCGCCTTGGTGGAGCCGACATACGACTGCATGCCTCCGGCCATCGATTCGGAGCCGAGAATGAGGTTCGAGACCTCCTTGTTGGCGAACTGAATTAGTCCGGTATATATCTTCTCGCTGTTTGACATGGTGAAGGTCTTGATGTCCACTTCGTCCTCCAATCCCGTTACGATGATTTTATTTTGAGCTGCATTGGAGATGTCTTGCGCCAGACGCTTGCGATCCATGTTGTTTTCGCTGACGGTCTTTCCGTGAATAATCGGCTGACCGTATGAATGGCTGAAATTCAAGTAGTTCGCAATCGTAAACTTTTTGGCGAGGATAAGTGGCGTCGTGGCCGAGAAGAGTCCCAAATATCTCCCGTCTTGATGAGCACATAACGCTTCCGGTAGGCGGCCGAGCGGATGTCCCAGTGCGGCAGCCACAACCCCTGCCGCTTGACGACGATGCCCTGTTCGGGCAGGACGTTGCGACGCTCGATGCTGTTCACTTCTTTCAGGCGACCCGTATCGGGGTCGATGTCCGGCATGATTTCCAAAAGCGTATAACCGTAGAGTTTGGCTTCGATGATGCCACGGATGATTTTATCGAATTGCGAGCCCTGTATCTTCTGGCTCTCTTTCACATCCTTGACGTATTTGCCCTTGTCGTTCAGACGGGCGAGCATATAGCGGTCACCGAGTATCTGGCTTTCGAGCGTCTCGATGACCGCACGGATGTGCGCATCCTGTTGCAGACACGCATCGTACAGGTCGATCAGACGCGCCCGGTCGTCGAGGATGGTTCCCAGCAGCATGTTCGAGCGCACCGAGCGGTAGCGGTTGTGCCGTTCGATTTCCCGTACGTATTCCTGAATTGTTTTTTTTGACGTGTGGAATATGCTTTCGAGCAACTCGTGGTTAAAAGTACCTTCTTCCTGCATTTTTTCGGGTTTCAAAAAGAATAGTTCGAACCCGAAAAAATGGGTTATCCGCACCCTTCCGACCATACGAACAAATTACCTCCAATATGTTCGGTTTACCATACAAAATAGGCGGATGAATACTTATAGTTTTTTTGCTTGTTTTTGCGCTGTTTTGTTGTTTGTAAATCGCTATAAATGAATTACTAACAAGAAAATTTATCGGCAAATTTATAGCCAAAATCGAGCCGAAAAGTATATATTTTCCTTCAAAATTCAATATTTTGAGAAAATGAAAGCAATAGAAAATCATCAAGGGTTCAGACTTCGGTTCGGCGAGTTTCCGGATTTGCTGTTTACCGTTACCGACGCCCGAACTTATTTTGACATGACACATTTCCTGCAATCCATGAAACTGGAACCGGAAGAGAAGATTACTGAATTCACCGAAGGGTTCGCCCTTTGGATAGAGCATTTGGGTAAGATGTACGGCATACAGCCGGACGAACGCCTTGCCGTGGATGCCGCGTCGGGACACTTTCTGGCGGAAGAATCCTTTGCCTTGCCGTTCCTCTGCTGTGCCGACCCCGTATTCGGCGTGTACCTGCTGGAAAGCATGTCTCAGATGATGCTGGTCGGCATCGTGTGTTCCGACTCCTACATCCTCATGCAGGCGCAGCAGCGGTTTACCGCAGAAGAACTGAATCCCACCTCAAACCCTCATGAGCAATGAAAATGAAAGGCCCTTTTTTACCCTCGAAGCAGTTGCTGGTCTTCAACGGCGCGTATGTACTCATCGCCGTGGTGCGCTCGCTGCACAGCGCGGCGGATTTTTCAGGCATCAACCTCCAAAGCATATCGTTCTCCTGCACCGGGAAGTATGTAGCCACCGGAGGCTTCTATTTCCGACACGCGCACCCCGATGTGCAAATCGACCTGTCGGACCTCGACAACCTGACATTGCAGGAGTACGACCGCCTATGCGGTGTGGAGCGCCGCTATTTCACGGTGCGTGAGATGGCCCACAAGCGTCAGGCGTATGACCAGCGGCGCAAGGAGTTCCGGAAGTTCTGTAAACAACGTGATTTAGAAGAGAAAAAGAATGAAAAATAATACAAGATGAAAAGCAATGCGATACTATGTGAAGAGTACCCGGTCAGGGTGCTGTTCAACGATGACAAAACCTTGGCATGGGTGAACCTGCATGACCTCTGCAAAGTATTGGGGCGCGAGGAGATGCTGACCGACAAGGCGGCTATCCGCCAGTTGCCCTCCAGTATTCAGATTCCGTTCCGCAAGAAAGGACGCGAGATGTGGGCCATCAGCCCTTACGACGTCTATAAGCTGATCCGGCCTATGCGGCGCGAAAACTCCATCGCGGCAAAGAAGTGCGCCGCAGTGGAGACGTGGCTGAACGAACTGCTCGAAGACGCGGCCATACAGTCTGCCAGAGCGACGCAACCCGC